ATGTGGCGTTCCATGTAATAGATTGGCTTGTGCCGTTGTCTAAGATGCGAAATATCAGCTTGTTGCCATCTACTGGTGTCCCAATGGGCGCTGCCACTGTTAAACCAACAGCCTGTGCAGTCAGGTTGTACTGGTCACTTACGGAAATGTCAGGTGTAAGGGTGGCGGTTGATGCGGCCGTTGATGTGCGTGGATTAATCCGACTAGTACCAATAACCGCGCTGTCTAGCGTTCCGCCGTTTATATCCACAGAAGCCAGTGTTACTACGCCCGTTGAGTTAGCAATAGAGCCTGCCGATGTTCCGTCCTTAGCCTTTAGGTTCGTAACCTCTATATTGGTAGTATCTACGGTTGTAAAATTTGCAAGCCCGTTTTGATTGGATACCTTTACAAAATCTGAACCGTTCCAAGCAATTACTGCGTATTCGCCTTGGACAATCGTTACTCCCGTAGTAGGCCCTGCCCCACGAAAAACAATAGACTGTGCGCCTACCGCCTTGTTAATGACTATGTAGCCCTTAGAGCGGGCAGGGGCCGTGATGTTTCTTGTGGTTGTGCCCGATGCTGTAGCCCAGAGAATAATTGCCTGTCTTGCCTCATTAGCTGCTCCAGTGGTATCCGTTAATGTAATATCCGCATCAGGAGTGATGGTAGTAGTACCTGCTACCGCCGTGTCTAAAAGGGCTGTAAGCTGATCGTTGACTGCTGTTCCCCAAGTATTGGCTTCCGTACCTGTAACAGGTTGGGCTAGGCCAAGAAGGGTGGTGTAATTGATTGTCATCTTGTTTTCCTCATGCGGCTATGCGCGTCCACACGTTTGTTTGTGCATCATTAACTTGAACCCAACCAGGAGACTGTGAGTCATCGACATTCTGCCAGTTAACTGTTTGACTGTCATTAATATTCGTCCAAGCAGCCCCCTGAGAATCGTCAACCAAAGCCCAGCCCGGGGTCTGCGCATCAGGGACAACGGCCCAAACAAGGACACTTCCAACCTGACCAATCCCCTGCACGCCTGTAACGCTGACTCCAGCGTTAGCCTGAACTGATACTGTTCCAACACTGCCTGTGGCCAAAAGTCCCGTGACCGTGACGTTTGTCGCAACCTCAACCTGTGGAGTGCCAACTTGGCCCGTTGCTTGAACGCCTGTAGGAGATACCTCCGCACTCCCAGTAGACGTAACCGATCCAACCCCTCCCGTTGCCTGTACCCCTGTGGCGAAGACGTCAGCATTTGCAGAAACCGTGACTGTCCCAACAAAACCTGTGGCCTCGACGCCCGTGAGAACGACACTTGCTGAAATGCTGACAGACGCTGATCCAACCTGGCCTGTTCCAAACACACCTGTGAGCGATACATTGGCCTCGCCTGTGACTGTTGCCGCCCCGACAAAGCCGGTGGCAGACACGCCTGTGAGCGATACATCGGCACCTGCCTCGGCTGTGACTGATCCAACGTTACCTGTGGCTGAAACGCCGGTGACACTGACGTTAGCCTCTCCAACAACAGTGGCCGTACCAACAAAGCCTGTGGCTGAGACGCCGGTAACACTGACATCTGCATTTGCAGTGACAGTAACTGAGCCAATTTGGCCCGTTGCAGCAACACCGGTGACACTGACATTGGCGTCTGCTGCTGCTGTGACCGAACCGACCTGCCCTGTTGCAGACAGCGTGACCGCACCCTCACCCCATGGGGCCTCGCCCCAGGCCTGACTGCCAAATCCACCAAGTGCAATCCGTACATCGGCCACTTACGCCTCTTAGGCAATACGAAGTATTGCGTTTGTTGAGTCAGCAGTGGGAAAGATAATGGTAAAAGTGCCCGCTGTAGAGGCCTTTGAGCCACCAAAATCCAGAATACATACTGAAGGGTCACCTGCGGCACTGTCGTTGTAAATCATCGCTCCAAAGGCCGTTATCGTGGCACTGGTGAACGATAAGTCAGCAAAGTCTGTGAAAGCAGTTGTACTAGTGGACGTTGGGGTTACGTTTGTCAACGTACCCCCACCGGCGGCATACGTACCCGAGTTGGCCACCTCATTAGTAACCGTGTACGCTGTTGTTGCAGCAGTAAACGAAGCACTGTTGTCGTATAAAGCCAGTTTAAAAGTGTTTCCGGTGCTGGTCGTGAAGTTGTGCACAGCCCGCATAAGCTCCACTTTAAAACTGGTACACATGAAATTACCTGAAAATGCCATTTTTAATCTCCTAACAAATGAACGAGGTTGGGATGACCTGCTTCACGCAGGCGGATTGCGATGGTTGCCCTGTCTTGATTCACGGCTTCTTCGAGATAGGCCTTGATTACGGATCGCACAGCGCCCCGAAAAGCCACAGCTTGGTCTCGAATTGCTGGATGGGACTCACTCCCAACATAGATAATCTTCTCAATAGCCCGATCGGCCAACTCATCAGGGGTCCAGCCACGTCCATTGGTGGTAGCAACGCTTACGCTGCCCAACAATACAGGGGATTGATTGCCTATCATGGTCCTGGTGACTCCGATTTAAGTTGAACACGTACCATGCCATCACGATACTCATCACGACGGCGACGACCTTGCTGCTCAATACCAAGTCCTTGAAGAGCTTGTTTGTAGCTTGCGTCAAAAGTGGCCATCATTTCAGGTGGTCCCTTGGTATAGCTATATGCTTGGATCAAACAGGCATAGAACAACGCCTCTGGGGCGTTTGTACTGATCCATGTCGTGGTATTCGTCGAAGAAAGCTGTGCAGGACGATAGATATAGCCCAGTTCTGCAACAAACGCTGCATTTGGAGTGGGAGCAATGTAAAAAGTATTCTGGTCCCACACGGAATAGTATTTTGGAATCCCCGTTGTGGCACCGTTTGGCCAATACTCCTTCATAAAGGACGTATCGCGGAACTCCAAGAATATCTGGTCCGTGCCTGAAGTGATCATCAGGTAACGATGAGTCAAAATATCGCTAGGAGCAGACAAAAACTTGTTGCCACTGGTCATACTGCCCGTCACTTCAAGCTTAAAGACATCCAGATCGATGTCTCTCAAAATTCTGTTCTCTGCAAAAGTAATGAACGTGTTTATTACTGCCGGAGTAAAGACGTTTGCGTCCACTTCGGTGTAATTTCTTATGTTTGTTACAAGCTCATCGTATGTCATGATGTCTCCACCGTCACAGAACCCACCACACCCTGAGCAATCAAAGCCTGGTCTTGTACGTATGGGCGCATGTCATTGGTATTCCTGGCACTTCCGTAGCTTTGAAAAGCAGAAAAACCAGGCGCACCGACAAACACCGATACAGGCTCAATTCTATCTGGCCTTGGCTCATAAAGGGCGATTGCATCGCCTCTATATTTCAAAGGTTCGAGTTGCGGCTCTTTTGGCTCGTAGTCGTCCGGGCAGACTTTAAATCCGCGCCAGTTCTTGCGAAGCACGTTGTACTCGTATCGCTGTCCGCAATAGTCACACAGGCCATATGAAAATTTACCTGTTGCGAAGGCCATGCGTTACACCCCTAAGTCGGGAACAAAGTTAACGCTGGCAGTGTCTCTGTCTTCCATCGCGGCGCGTAGGAAATCTTCTTCGTAAATGCTCTTCAAAGCGCCCGTGCGATCGGGAGCATACTTGAGAGAGATGTAGTACGCCAGTCCTGATGTCAGGCATGGCAAAAATCTAAAGTTGACGTCTGATGTGTTGGTGTACGCGCCAGCGTCTTGGATGCGACGAATTCTGTAGTACACAAATGTGTAGCTTTGGTCCGCCGCAGGATAGAAAAACACCTTTGGCAGATTCGTTCTCTGTACGTAGTACTGAGCAGGGCGTGCCTGGGATGTCTTATCAGGGATGTTCAAGTACTCAGAGCGACTGATACGATCAATCGTGATGTCCGTCAAGATGCCCTGTGATGGGTCTCGAATGACAGCGGACAAAACGTTGACTATGTCCGTATCTATGGCTATCTCATTGTTCCCCTGAACTAGCGCATACGTAGCCTGCTCAATTGTCCAAAGGTTCAGCCCCCTATTTGCCCAATCAAGAAACAACAGATTGAGAGAACGACGCGCAGACTTAAGCTGGTAGCCGTTTGTGCCACGTATGCCGCATCTCTCAAATGCTTCTTCAATCA